CTGTTTTATGGGTAGGTATTTTTTGCGATCCCCCCTACCCCCTATTAAAATTTATCAACTTTATTGATATTATTTATTGTATAAAATTGTATAATGATTATTTGATGATCATCACATTCATTCCGGCAAACTTTTCTTTGAACTTCCTTTCTAAATAATCTTTGTGTCTCTGCTTTAATGCAGCAACATTTTCTTCATATGTTTTTTTGTTGTGGCAGTCTCTGCACAATGCTTGAAAGTTCGTTACTAGCCAGAACAAACGTTCATCGCCTTTGTGCGGAACTATATGATCAACATCGGTTGCCGGTCGTCCGCATATTTCACAAACAGGATGCTGAATCAGATAAAGTTGTGAAGTCTTGCGCCATCGTTTGCAGTTATATAATTTCTGTTCTGGTGGCCGTTCATATCCTGTTTGTTTCTTGTATTCTTGCCAAGTCTGAAATTTCTTTTTCTTTTTTTCTTTTTGCCGTTCCAGAAATTGTTCGTAATGCTTTTGACAATAACTGCCATGTGTTGCCCATTCGGTGCAACCTCTGTGCGCACAACAGTGTCTTGGTTCTTTGGTCATCGTCAGTCCTTGATTGATTAAGGGATTGAATATTCAATCCCTCGCTGTCGTTGTCATGTTCGCTCAATCTTAAACATGTGGCGGGATCTGTTCGTGACACCTTGCATCGACAGATATTTCCAATTCACGAACTGACCCCATTGTTGCATCAATCCATATTTCCAGACAGTCAACATTGTGCTTTAACTTCACAATCACTGAATGTCCGATTTCTAAGAAATGAGGATTGAAATATATATCAACGCATTTGTCTTGAATGTTTCCCACTCCAGGCACATGAACGTCAATAATTTCATCCGGCGGAATCACCGCCATTAAATCAAGTAATATCATTTTGTCAATGCCGTGCAATCTTTCAATAATGAATTATATTTCAGTGCTAATTTGTCGCATTCGTTGGCAATATCCAAACTTTCTTTAATTTTTCGCTGAAATTCGGCTTTTCTGAAACATAATAAATCTTGTTTATCTGTGGTTGCTCGCACTCGATTGTCACTGGTCTTGCATGTGTGCATGCTGTCATTGTCATGATTATCAGTATCAGGAATGATATATTTCTGAACAATTTCATGCGCCACATCTACTGCCCCCGCAAATTTCATCATTTCAATTTTTGAAATATCTGATTCATGCTGTTCTTGTAATTCGTGCAAACTCTCAATATATGCAGCTATTGAATCAGAATGTTGCTTCTGAATTCTCTTGAATCTGTCATCCGCCTGTTGTTCCGCTTGCAGTCTTTCATTCTCCGCTTTCCGTTCGGCGGAACGATAACCGGAATAATACGAAACACCCAACGCAAAAGAAACAATTAAGAAATTAATAATCCACTGCGCGACAAGTCGTTGCATTTTTATAAATATCATCCATGTCTAAATACTGCGAAATTTCATCACGTCGCCTGTTTATAAGTCCGACATTTTTGGTTTTGACACCATCCTTGGTGACAATGATCCACTTTGAGAATTCACCGGCAATTTGTCCTTTCGGCTCTCCGGCAATGATTTTTTTATACATTGTCGATTTTTCAAAATTGCCGACACCGACATTGAATATAAAAGAAACCAAGGCATCGAATTCGTGAACTTTGAATCGGACACCATATTTGATTTTCATTCTGTTCAATGCAGATTCTGCCGATTGAACATCTTGTCGCAATAGTTCGACGGCCTGTTCCTGTGTGATTCTGTCACCCTCTTTCACCCCGCCGGTGTGACCATATCCGATCGTTAGAATTCCGGCCGGACATCTGTATGCAGTCAGTCGACATCCCTCGCGTTTCTGAATCAGGTATATGCCCAACATCGAAGTGCGCTGTCTTTCATGCTCTGCAACATCTGTTCTCGCCCTGGATGTTTCCAATTCACCAATTTTCGCAACATCATTCATTTTTGTCATCGTCCTTTTTCGGTGTCAATAAATATCTGATTCGTGCCAGAATCAAACGTTTGCATTCATCAACCCCGACGAAACCGACAAAAGAACCGATTGCAACCGCTGAATATGCTGGCACCGTCGGAAATACTGACACAATGCCATAATAAAGACCGGTGCTGAATAAACTGCATAAAATACCGCCGACGATTCTGTTCATGATAGTGCCTTTCTTTGCGGATAGTACGGAAATCAGAAAACAAAACGCACCGCCTGTGATAACCTCCGAATGAGAGGAAATGAAATTCGCAATTTTTTCAAACATTGTCTTATTATTTTTTATTGTTTATGAAACGAAAAATCCCGCAAGACTGTGCATGAACTTGCGGGACTTTCTGGTGTTAAACTAAACCTAAACTAAAGACTGGGAAAACCTTAATAAGTCAACTAACACCCCAATAGAAAATATTTTTCTATTCTAATTAGAATGATATATAAAACTGAATACAGTTTCAAGACCGCCACCGGAAATGACATTGACAATTCGTGACATCGGTCATTTTTTACACGCAAAAAATAACAATGATTCAATCTCTGATATTTCGGCAGCTACTTTGAACCGCGTTTTTCTGTCGGCAACAGCTATCTTGGAAATCGACCAACCATCAACATAAAACTTTTCAAATGAACACGTTTTCCAATCTCCGAAGATGGTTTTGATTTTGGCCAAAACCGAATCAATGAACTGTGCTTCATCCGGATCAATCGGCAGAATACCGCCGGATTTTGTATTCAGTGCGCATCTATACGACGGCAGACCACCACGCGACCAACACCCCCATAATTTCAACATAATTAAAAAATCGGCAAGTCGTTCACGATCTCTGCCGGTCATCGAATCAGTCATGTCATGCCCTCTTTACCACAATAAAACAGTGCGGGTCCGTTCCCGCATCCTTCGCTTTGATTTTTCGACAGGAAAATTCAACAATCTGCCTGTCGTCTTTGAATACCCCCGCCATTTTAAGAGAATCAAATATTTCTTTCGGGATGTTGTCGACATCTCTTGTCATAACTGACAAATATGCAGTGATGTCAATGACAACATCCAGTGTTCCAAATCTGATTCCTTTTCCCTGTCTGAAGTATTCTGCAATTACCTGTTGCCGGTATGTCTTAACGTCTGCCGGTGTATAAAAAACCGGTTTTCCGGTTTTCTTGGATGTCATCGTGCGGACGAATCGGTTATTTGACGGCGGAACAGGAATTTTCAGCATCAGAACGTCCATCATCTCACCCAAACAGTCACTTGATTCACACCGCTTGGAACAATCATTTCAATCGTTGTGTCCATAAAATCAAGCTGCAGACATTTTTTCATCAGGAATTCACGGCATGTGCATGAAACGTGAATTTCTTTCAGGATGTTGCAGATTGAAATTCTTGTTTCCGGCATAAAGGTATGCACTAACTGAATCAGACTGATTCGTTCTTCAGATTCGCCAACAGGATTGACCGCATTCATTTCACGTTCGTGTTTGTCTGCCCTGATCCAATTCTGAAAAGTCTTGTCATTGATGTCGTGATTCTTTGCAAAATCAGTCATGTTCACTGCGAATCCGTCCGCATTTTCCGCATAATACTTCGCAATATATGCTTTTTTCTGCTCGGTTGTATATGTCTTTCTTGTTTTCATAAATACCCCACTTAAAAACAACTACTGTTCAGAATCTTTCAATTTTTTCTGAACCCATACTGCCCGAAACTCGTTCGGCAGACAATCAATGAATCGTTCAAGTTCTTCAATTTCTGACATTTTCTGTTGCAGTTCCTGTCGTACTTTGAACAATTCATCATTCAATTGATACACTGAATTGACATCAGATTGCATTGCTTTGATCCGGTCGCTTAATGAGACAACTTTTTTTTCTAGCTGACTGATCAATTCTCTGTCTGTTCTTCTCTGGACGTCTTCACTGAATGTTTTTTCATATAAAGTATGATTCAATTCAACTTTCTGTTGTCTAAGTTCCTGAATCTCTGCAATCAGTTGCTGATTTTCTTTCTGAAGAGAATCGCCGAATACATTTTTCAAAAATTCAATGATTTTCATTCATCCTCCCAATTGACCGCCTCAATCATCATCTGATACTGTCTGCGCAACGTCTTCAGGTGTTTTTTAACCGAAACATAAAATGCCAAATGTTCTGCCCTGGCATCCTCTGTCAATCTGCAGTCTGCGTTGTGAAAACATTCGGCCATCCGGTCATTGATGAATTCAATATCCTGATCAATCAGTTCGATTTCAAATTTCTTGTATTCTTCTAATGTGTTTTTGGATGCATTCAGCACATAATCGAATCTTGGATCAATTTTTGGTTCTTTTGATCCACTTGATCCATTTGATCCATTTAATTCATTCGCTTTGAGTAAATCGAATAAATCACTTCTTTCGATCAATTCATAATAATCTTCACCCAAAATTTGACTTGAATGCAGTCTAGAGAAGTGGAAATATTCATGAAAGAGGTCAAGAATATATGCAATCGCCGGCACGTTCTGTGTGTATGCGTCGATATACAGTGTCAATTTGCCGTTCATATCGTGAAGTGAAACATCACTGTCGCACTCATTTGAATGAATTTTAAAACTGTTTTCATAATCAACAATCTTGAATTCATCCTGTGAAAGTTTTTCGGAAATAAAATTTCTAATTTGTTTCAATTTTTCGGTCATCATTTTTCCCCACTAAGTAATCATTTATATTTTAAATAATTCTTTAAAAATTTCCGTTAAAACATTCACAACAATGCTATTTCCGGCCATCTTGTAAAGTTGTGAATTGCTGATTCCTTTGATTTTGTCAAAATCATCATCCAAAAAAACCCATCAATCGAAAACATTCCCTTGGTGTCAGTTTTCTGATTCGGACATCAACACAACTGCGGTCAACGAACTTCGGTTCTAGACCACCACCAGAACAGGTGTTCAATGTCGGTGCTAGTCCGTCCGGATCGTATATTCTGCCACGCTGCGGATTGTCAAATTGACCGGTTTTCACGATGTTGCCCACTTGCAGAATTTTCGGCGGATCTTTGTAATCTGTGGCAGACAGACAACCAACAATGCCGTTGGTTGAAAAAACGCGTCCTCGCTGACCACCAACACCAAGATCGCCCACTGTACGCATGACAGGTTCTGCAATGTAATTGTCTTTCAAGACAGTTGTCAATGTGTTGCATAAGTCATCAGGACGGCATTCGAATTCACGCATGTTTGCCCGCTTTTCATAGATTTCACCTTGTTCGTATGCAGTCCGAATTTCTTTTCCGTATTCTGTCCGAACTGAACGCAAGACTGCCGGATGATTAAGTTCGATTTCTTCTGCAATTTTCCGTGCAAGTGCAATTGCATTCGGTGTGTTAATAAAGAACTTTTCCGGCACATCTTTTTCCAACAGATCACGAACACGCAATTTCAGAATCTGTTTTTCTGGAAACATGAATTCCTGTTCAATGTCTTTCCGGATTGAAACGATGAAAACACGTTCCCTGTTCTGCGGAATTCCGAAATCCTTTGCATTCAGAACCTGATAATAATTTCTATAACCGGCACGTTCCAAGGAATCCAAAACAGTTTTGAATTCGTTCCTGAACTGTTTCATTGTCAGTGCTTTCACATTCTCACAAATTGCCCATTTCGGCCGCAAGTCCTGAATGATTCGCAATGCTTCGAAAAACAGACCGGAACGTGTACGATTTCCGGCACCGTCTTCAAAACCTTTCTGCCGTCCGGCAATGCTGATGTCCTGACAGGGAAAACCATATGTGATTAAATCAACATCAGGAAATAACAATGTGCTGACTTTCCGGACATCACGCAAGTTCAGTGATTCATCAACATTGTGTATCATTGAATAGGCAGCACTTGCATATTTGTCTATTTCACAATAGTTGATTGTCTGGAACTCATGCCCCCCTACGCAATGCGCACTCGAACGCGCCGATTCCTGAAAACAGGCTTAACAACTTAATCATCAAACAGTCCTATATTTTTTAATTATTCTTTGTCTTTTTTGTTCTTATCCTGAAGTGCTTGCAGACTTTCCCACAAATCACACAATGAAAAACGAATCATTTCATCAAAAATCTTTTGCTTAAAATCTCGGATTTCATAGCAATGTTTTATGTTCAGATTATCGAAATCACAAACCTGTTTTTTCAGTTCTTCGTTCTCTTTCAACAGGTTCTTGATTCGACAGTTCAGTTCGGTTTCCTTTTGCATTTCTCTAAAGTTCCAGGAATCCGGCATGCCGTCATCAATAGTGATAACATAGTGCATTGAATTGTCATTGCCGTTCAGGACAAGAATGTCATCACTGATTGAATACTGCATATAACAGTCCCAAATCTGCGAACGCGCATTGGTGGATGCGACAATGTTCTTATATCCGATCCGTGCGCTGTTCTGACACAATGTGATTGTGTCACTTGTGAATTTCAAATCCCTTTTCTGCTGCAGTTCAGCATATTTTTCTTCAAATTTCATTCATCCACCTAATCAATTAAAGTCACAACACAAATGTCATACTTGTCGTATGGTGAACAGGAAAATGTGATTTCTAAATCACCATACATGACAAAAACCCAAAACGGCACGAACTTGACCATCATATCCAGAACGGCGGAACCGTCGGATCTTTTGATGTAAACATAATCATCGAAATGATCTTTCAAGAATTCTTTTAATTTCATACTTAATAACCCTCATCAATATATTCAGCGTAAATTTCACAATATGGTGTTTCTTCTAACTCGGTATCAGGTTCAATCTTTTCAGGCTTGTTCTTATAACAAACACTTTTACAAACAATGACTTCAAAATTGACATTGCATGTATAAGCACTAACCATGCCGACTTCCAGATCTCCGTATTCAGCTTTAATCTTTTCAAGTTCTTTGATAAATTCTGTAATGGTCATAAACATCCCCCGCAACAACCTGGTCTAACATTTTGGTTTACCAATTGACGAATTAATTCTTTTTCATTTTCCGTGAAGTCGCTGAACACATCGTCCTTGATGTTCCATTCGCCAATCGTGCATAAATCTTCGATAACATTACAATAACCGCCGGATATGAGACACCAATCAAATTGACGAATCTGTCCATCGACACGCAATGTCAGGACACCGGAACACAAATTCGGATATTTGCCGTTGTATGATATAAATTCAATGTCTTTCATTTTTTAGTCCTCTGTTCCATTGAATACAAAACATCTATAAAACCCCGCGAGGTCTTTTCCATAAACGTTAATGTAATAATCCCCCCAATTTAATAATGAATAATTGTCGTTTAAAAATGCGGTTAATATTTCGTTTTCAATCTTTTGGGAAAATTTGACGGCTATATAATATTCATAGTGATTTTTAATGCACTCCATACCATCTTTATCAAATAATATCCGTGATAATGCATCGCCTGGGAGGTGATCGCTCTTCATGATTTCAATTATTTGGACGGAACTAAAATATTTTAATATTTCGGTTTTCAATACCCCGTTTTTTACAAATTTATACAATTCATTCAATTTCATTCTTTAATCCTTAACCCCGAAAGGATGCCATTTTCCGTCGAAGTCTTTAATTTCATAATTTTTGAATAATGAAATAAAATCAAATTGATGACATCCTAAACAGATATATTCACCGGCTTCAGTTTCCTGATAACCTGTGTATAAGAATTTACATTCTTTATTTGATCCGACAGGTCTCATTCTGATCCAAGGTTCTAACTCACCCAAATTCATAGCACCGATGAATTCTTCTAACGTATATGCACGATATTTTTCTTCTTTTGGTTGAACCCAATCTTCAGGAATAAAAAATGTATAATGCCATTGATTATCACATTCAAATGGATGTAATTTTTTATCTTTTACACTGATTAATAAACCACTCTGACATTCTGAAAGATTTTCAAAACAATTTATTGCATCGGCAAAAAAACCGTTTTTACCAATGAAACCCATTGCCCATTTAATATCAATGACACATAAAGGTCGATGATTGTTTTTTATTCTTTTATCCAAATCCATATACACCCCACTAATCAATTATTTATTGTCATCCAGTACGCCGAACGGCAACCATTCGCCGTTAATTTCAATTTCACAATCTTCAAAAAGGCAATCTAAAGTGAAACTTGCAACACCTAGAACTATTGTGCCTTTATTTTTGTGGTGATAAGTTCCCATATACATGATATGCGCTTCAATCCTTTCTGATTTACTTCTATAATGAATTATTTCCCCAATTTCATGTTGATTAATCCATTCAGCGAGTGAATAAGGTCTGTATTTTTCAGGTTCTTTCACCCATTCTTCAGGTAAAAAAAATCTGTAACAATGATTGCAACTTGTCATAAAAGGGGATTCAGCATAGTTATCAACCTCTTTCAATTCGTCAAGAACGCACTTAGGACAGGAATCAAGATCCATAAATTGTGATTCGTGAGCACCGAAATAACCTTTCTTGCCTATAAACTGCTTTCTGGCATCCTTGGCATCAAAACAGTCTAACGGCTTTTTGCCTTCAATAATTCTCTTATCAAGTTCCATTGTTTAATCCTCAATTTCAATCAATTATTTGTTGTCATACCACATCAAGATCGGAATCACGATGAAAACACCGATTGCAGACAAAATGAACAGTCCCAAATCAATCAGATCAATTGTTGTCATGTTTCATTTCTCCGCTTGTCTGTTTCCGTAATTCATCAATGGTCAGTTCTTTGATGATGTGGCCGTTCTGGTCGACCATAATAATAATTTGTGTTTCTGCCTTTCTCTGCTTTGCTGAATGTGCCAATAATCCGGAAAATCCGACACAAAACAGAATCACACCGATAAAAATCAATACATCTTCTTTTTTCATACGGCGAATCCTTTCATCAATTCTTGCAACGCGTTTTGTTCATCGTCCGACATGTCCTGAATGTCTTTGATGTCATCATACTGATTCGGTTTCCTGTTCTCCGCTCTGCCGGTCGACAGTTCCAGAACCGGAACACCGGAACCGTCAACCGGTGGAACATCTGCCGGAGACACGGACACCGCGCCCGCGCCGGAATCTGAATCAGGAACTGAAACATCAACAGGTTCAATGTTTTCTGCAACAGGTTCTGAATAATTACAGTCAACGTCCTTTTGCTCTGGTTCTTCGGCTGTCATTGTCGGACGTGATTCAATTTGATTCTGCGCCTGACAGTCAGTGTCAATTCCAACGATTGAAAAAATATAACCCTTAACGTTTCTGAACATCTGCCGTGCAGCTTTTATCAATCCTTTCTGAATTAAGGAATCAATCGCATGATTCAGTGTGCGAACGTCTTTGATATTCAGTGCAGATTTCATGACATTCTTATAAAAAACGAATTTCTTTCTGTCCTGGCAAAAGATAAAAAACAGAACAGCAATTTCAGTTGTTGACAATCCGGAATTACCAGAAAAAACAAAATTCTTAAAACTTACCAAGTCATTAATCATTTGCTTTCCCCTTTGCTGTGCTTTCTATCTCTAAAAATTCATAAATGTCTTTCTTGTATATCATCGACAACTGAACAACCCTCTCCATCGGAACTTTTTCTGAATTTCTCCAAAATATAACGGCCTGAACACTGATTCCTAGTTTCTGGGCAATTTCTTTTTCTAGTGCAATTATTATTTTTTCCCTGTTTTCTCTTTTCTTCATCCACTTAATTTGCGGACGGAGACAGATCACCAACTGTCGGAATGTCGCTGTGTTTTTCATTTTTATATTCCTGTTTATAAAGTTTTCCTTAACGTATTTTTTATTTTATTTCTTTTTCTTTTATCTTTTCAAGAAATAAATCACAAAAAATAAAAAGAAAAAAATAAATTGTGAAAACAACGTGTCCTGTCATGATTGCAGAATTTTTTGAAAAAACGTGTCCCCTTCTTATTTTGTTATCTTATTTTGTTATCTTATATTAATAAATAAGTACATTTGCAAAAATTCCACTTGTAAACAGCAAAAATTCCACTTGTAAACAGCAAAAATTCCACTTCTATAATGGAATTATCCCACTTGTAAAGTGTATATATTCCACCTCTAAAGTGTAATAATTCCACATATAAAAACATTGTGATTTTTGTCAAATTGGCATCAATCGGACATTTGAAAAATGATATAAAAAATATTATGATTAAAGAACACTTAATATTAAGTGTGGATTTTCTTTTATATCATTATGAGGTATTTACATCTATATGGATAAATCAGATATTGAACTTCACGAAAAACGCAAGTTGCAAATTATGATGCAACACGTCAATGATGATGAAAACGAAGTCTGGCACACCCGCCGTTTGCTTGGCATCGGCGGTTCTGAAGTTTCTGCCGTTCTTGGCCTTGATTCTTTCGGCAAAACACCTTTTGATGTTTGGATGAATAAAACCGGCCGAAAGACAGATCGTTTTTCCAATCGTTTCACGAAATGGGGAACTATTCTTGAAGATACTGTTGCACGTCACTTCGCTGAATTAACCGGTTTTTCCGTTTCTCGCTCTAATAAGCATTATTCGCTTGAATCTGCGCCCTGGTTGGTCGGCAACGTTGATCGCTTAGTGACTATTAACGGCAGTCGCTCGGCAGTCCTTGAATGCAAAACTGCGTCAGCATATAGCGACAGCAAGTTCAACAAATCTGCTGCATGGTATTCAGACGAACAGTTTCACGATGAAAACATGATCGGCGTTCAATCAGAAACTGATGTGCCACTGAATTATTATTTTCAGTGTCAGCATTATATGCTTGTGACCGGAATTCACAAATGTTTCCTTGCTGCTCTCATTGGTGGCAATGACTTTCGAATTTTTGTCATCCCTTTTAATGAGACTGTCGCAAAACTGATTTATTCAAAGTGTTCTGAATTCTGGTGTCAGAATGTCCTGAAAGATGTTGCACCGCAACCAACATCAAACGATTTCATCAAATCTTATTTTGAGGAAAAATCAGTCATCATCGCAAATCAGGATGTTTCAATGTTAATCGCCAAATATAAAGATCTTAAGAAATCGATTGATAATCTTGAAAATGAACAGGATGAAATCAAGAAAAAAATCATCGAATTCATCGGTGTGAATGACGAATTGTTGGATGCTGACGGCAACAAGGTCGCGACATTCCGTGCATCTAGTAGATCATCACTGAATGTTGATGCAATGTCCGAAACCGAAAGAAAGACATATGAACAACTTGTTGCGAAGTACACAATCAAAAAACTTGATGAAAACAGAACACTTCGCTTTTCAAGTTCCAAGAAAAAAGGAAATAAATAATTATGGAAAACCAACAGAATATCAATCAGAACAATATGGTTTCATCATTCGGCGAATCTATGCCGGCAGAATTTGTCGATGAAACACTGAACGTTATCAAGAAACTTTCACTGAAAGTCACTGCCCCTGTTCTTTTCAATTTCTGCGCAAATATGTTGTCAAACAACGGCAAGGATTTCATCACCAAACACGATGTCTTCACATTCCTTGTTCAGTGTGCGAATCTGAATCTAAATCCGATGGTGAAACAGATTTATGGTTTCGTCTCCCGCGGAAAACTTGCAATTGTGATTTCAATCGACGGTTGGAACACCATCGCAAACAGGTCACCACAATTCGACGGCATGGACTTTGAATTCGGACCAGTTCGCGAACGTGAACTGAATTTTGTGAAAACCTCTTATTCCAACGGACAGAGATCTAAAGTCACAACGAATGTCAAAAGAACTGTTGCTGATTGGATCAAATGCATCGTATATCGTAAAGACCGGACACATCCTGTCTGTGTGACAACATTTTTTGACGAAGCATACACCGGATCTGAACCCTGGGCAAATCAGCCGATGCAAATGCTTCAGAACCGCGCATTTGTGAATTCAATTAAAAAGGCATTCAATATTTCAGCGTATGCCGAAGACGACAATATTATGACAATGGATGCCACAATTCCTGAAGACATTGAACCGGTTATCAATGACAATAATATTCAACCGCAAATTCAATCTGCACCGGTAGCACAAATCGAACAACAGCAACAATCAGAACTGATGAATCAGATTCAATCACAAACAGCAACTGTTGAAATTCCTGAACTGCAAACACCGGCCAAGAAAACACGCAAAAGAAAAACAGTCACTGCAGTTGAACAACCTGTTGAACAACCTGTGACGGTTCCAGAACCGGCAGACATTCCACCGGATATTCCGGCAAATTTTGAGGAAACAGGAATTGATCAATCAGTTGCAACACAAGACATTCAATGTGATTTTCCACCAACACCGGAAATGCCCCCACTGCCACCATTGAATCAAGCTACTGAACCGGAACAGAATATTCCGACCCCGACATCAGACATCGGAAAGGAACTTGCAGCAATCATTGAACGTGCGCAGAACGTCACTGCACTGCAATTTTTCGGCATGAACATCGCACAAATGTCACAACTGCCGTCAAATGACAAGGCCGCTTTAAATTATCTCTATGATAAGAAAATGAATGAATTGAAAAATCAGTAATTGAAACAGGTGCGGGCATTCGTCCGCACCATTAGGAGGAATAATCATGAAAGGATATAATCAAGTTATCATCGCCGGAAATCTCGGAACAGATCCGCAGTGCAACACACTTCAGAACGGAACGTCAGTTGCGACAATATCTGTCGGCACTAATGAATCATACAAGGACGCGAACGGACAGGTTCAAGAACGTGTTGAATGGCACCGTGTTGTTTTCTGGTCAAAACTCGCTGACATTGTCCGTCAGTATCTTCGCAAGGGATCTGCCGTTTTAGTCTCCGGAAAACTTCGTTCACGAAAGTACACTGATCAGACCGGCGCAGAAAGAACAATCACTGAAATAATCGCGAATGACCTTGTCATGTTGCCGTCAGGAAACAATCAGACCGGCGGATATAATCAGCCACAACAACAGAATAATTGGCAGAACCAACAGCCACAACAAAACAATTGGAATCAACAGAACCAACAGAACAATTGGCAACAGCAACAGCCAAATAATCAATACAACAACCACGGAAATTGGCAGAACAACAACATGCAACGTTAATTCTTTGTTAATTTCTAATTTTTTTCAGTGCTAATTTGTGATTTATCCTACAATTTTATACAAATTAGCACTTTTTTATTGTTCTTAGTTTGTATTTATTTGTATCTGTTTGTATAATTAAAAACAGATAGGAACACAAACAAGTTCCAAGGATAAATCAAATATAAGGACTGAATAAAATGATACAAAACGAAATTAAATTCAAGGTTGAAACCTGTGAACAGTCAACTGAAGACGATTTCATTCTTTCTCTTGATGAAATGGTTGATTATGTTTCAAGATTGGATGATCTCTTAACTCTGACTTATGTTGATGTAGAAATGATTCATTTCTCACGTCGTACAAGATCAGTGAAAATTTGTTTTGACAATAAATTTTTCGAAAAACACGGATTTCGTGCAGTTGTACTTGATGCAAGCGACATTCACACCGCACCTGTGATGTTTAATTTAATTGTCACCAAGATTCATGAAAGCATGAAACGAATTTAATTATTCCCGCGGGGCAATGCCCCGCATAACCAAGAGGTAATAAACATGAACAAATATATTCTTTACACCAACACCAAGGAAATTCACGGCGAATCAATCGACAATGACAAGATTTTCAATCATGAAATCGGCAGTTTCCTTGAATCCTATGAAATGAATGCTGACGTGTACGACGAATTCGACAATCTTGAATCTGCCCTGGATGTATTCGATGAAATCAATGCTGACTGTGGTGTTTTTCTTAGTCATACACGTGTTTCATACATTACTGCTGCATTTGTCAACGAAGTTGATGAAAACGGCGACTTTGTGGACTGTCATGCAATGACTGACTTAGACAAACAGATTCACGAATATTAAGAGGAAAGAAAAATGAAAGAAACTACTGTTCGCAAAATTGTTTTCTTAGCCGCACAAACTTTGTGGATGAATTCATGGGAAACTGATTTTTATAACTGTTTCTGGTTTACCTGTGTATGCGACATCATGGAACAGCTTGATGACGAACCAACCATCCAAGATTTCTGCAAAAGAATTAATGATGTCCTTTGTGACGGCGAATTCCTGTCCTATTACACCAAACTGACAGGGATCAGCCAGGAACAAATTGAAACTGCTTTTGAAATGGTTGAAAACATTAGGAATCAGGCAGACAGCAACGATCTTATGCTCACGATGACAACACAAGACATTGCCGAACTTATCTATTGGGAAAACAATATGGTTATTCAATACCATAACAAGAACAAGGAAACTACCATTGAACAATTGAACAGCATGTTTCACGAACTGAACAAATTTAAAGTTCATTTCATGCTGAATGAAAACAAAATCATAATATGTGAGATATAAAACATGAATAAAAATGCCCTATTAAAAGACTTTTTCCGCGCCGGTGGAAACGTCAATTTTCACGAATTCACTTCAGGTGAACTACTTGCAACATCTGACAGCTTTGACGAATTCAAGAAACAAATTGAATTCTTTGTCGAACAGGATGAATTGTTGGAACGTCCTGATTTCAGATACCTGATTCAATTCAGGATGGATGGCATGCGGGATTTTGACATGGAAAACGAACTGTTTGAACTTTCCGGAATCAACAACGGCAACACTGCAGTTCGCATGTTGCAAATGATCGAATAATTTTTCCGTCCGGCACTGCCGGACATTTAAAGAGATATATTAAAGAGGTATACCCAAATGACTAAAAGTGAAAAAATTCAAGACGTTATCTGCTGCATTCTTTTCTTTGCGTTCTGCATCGTTTTCACCTATTTCATCATGTGGATGTAAGGATTTATCATGAAACGTAATGTCAAATTAACAATTGATAAATTAAAGGAACTTCGGGTTGAACTGAAGTTGACGCAAGAACAATTTGCCGCCAAAATCGGCAAGTCTGTCTATACTGTTCAGGCCATTGAATGCGGAAGATTAGCAATTTCCACAAAATTTGAGATTGAAGTCAAATTATTCTTGGAACATTCAGAATACTTTGATTTAATCGACAAATATTTGTTAAAATAAGAACTGCCATATGAATTTAAATCAACTTTGGTAAACGTAACGAAACACATACAGTCCTTAATAGTTTTCACCCGCAATTTTTTGTTGCGGGTTTTTCTTTATTTTTTCATGTCTCTGACAATTGAGAATGCAAGGCCGACTGAACCAATATCAATGATATTCTGATTCGATTGATTGCTGATAAAATCGAATCCCTTTTGATATAGAAACGTTAATAAATCACGTTCAGTCATTCCCCTGTCGATTATTTCCTCTGCGCTCTCTCTTATTATCTGAATCATTTGATTCAGCCTTATTTCCTGTTCTGGTGTCATTGATTAATCCTATGTCGATTAATGGTGTCTGCTGTTCTGGAACTGACGGCGGAACCGTCTGAACAGGTTGTGTCTTTTCTTCGTATTTACAGATAGCTTTCAGCTTGCTGACCCTTGCATCTGTGATTTCTGATGCATAGACATTGGCCAACAACCATTCATTCGCCTTGATCATTTGTGGTGTGAATGCTTTGTTGTTGACCTGTGAAAACCAACAATAAAGAATCTTGCATGCCTGTTCACGTGAAGTTTTCGGGATTCTGACCCCTTCGACAACATACAAGAACACTTTGCCGGAACTTGACGGATGTTCATGATTCCAGTAGTCAATTATGTTTAAATTTCGCGGGTCCGGAATTTCACACATTCCGGAATTTGCAGATTTTATCAATTTCCAAGTCTGACCGGAACTATCTGTGAACTGCTGCACCGGTTCAAATCCGTCAATCTGCGTCAAATTAAGTGCGGGCAATGAATTTGCCCCATACAGATTATTAATATAATTCTGACTGATTTCATTCATGATTTATTCGCCAATAACGAAGTAATGCAACAGATAAGTGATATATATTTGTTATTTTTTCATCCTGTGTCTTGGCATTCATCAATTCTTGATATTCCATTTCAATTATTTTCTTCATGCCCTGGTCGGTGTTTACATCATATTTTTTCCAAGTCTCCGGCGGATTTTCATCGACTTCATGCGACATCTTCATGAATTCGGCATCAGGTGATCCGTGATATATATCATCATCGTTCCGCGCATCTTTTTCGGAAACATGCTTCTTAATTGTGATAATTTCCATTTGTGAATCCTTGCAGAAATGCCCGACTTTGAAATCGGGCATTGATTAATCAAACAACTGCTTTATGCAACGGCGGTGGCTGTTGCCGGTTTAAGCGCGTTAATGATTGTAGCTGTCTGCTGTGCCATCGCATTCATATTTATGATCTGTTCTCTTAAAGATTCAACTTCGGCAGACTTTGCGGCGAGCTGATCGCGGTATCCCTGTGTTTGGATCTCGCGCTGAAGTTCCCTGTTTGCACAACCTTCGGTTTCAATTGCTCTAAGAACCTGACAACAACATGCCTGTTGCTGACTTGCTAGTTCTTGAGCCTGAAGACGTGACTGCGCTGCCTGGTCAGCAATATTCAGATTAAGCGCACCAACACCACGATCAATTGATGAATTGATCCCGCCGAAACCCTGACACATCGCCAGATTCGTTGCGCCTTGTGACTGAATCTGATTCAATGTGTTGTTATATATGCCCTGTTGGGTATTCATTGCAGTCGAATTGATTGCACCAACGATTGCATCACCGGTCGAATTCACAAGATTGCCGATAAACTGATTCTGGTTGCTAGTCTGCATTAACAGGTCACGATCTGCATTTGCAATCTGACCGGAAATATTGTTCAACTGACCCTGAATGCCGTTCAGTGCGCCGGTATCATATCCGATTCCGGCACGATTGCCACCAAAACCACCGAAACCACCATTGCCCAACCAAGAACCGATCAGACCGCCGAAACCGGCACCAAGTGCAGTGCCACCCCAACCGCCACCGGCAGTGTTCGGCAAAATGGTATGTGTTACTTCATCCATTTTCTTTTCCCCTTTATATCTACAACAAACAAGCGTTTGCACGCTTTCCCCCTCTCTTTATAAATATAATAAATCGAAAATGAATGCTGTTTAGATAAGCATTATTTAATATTGATATGCAATCACAAATTTGAAAAATTGACGTTTCTTTGTATTTTTTTCACAAATTCGTCGGTGATATATTCGGCATTTTTCCGAACTTCGGAAAGGTATTTTCCGAAGTAAAAATCGGCACCGTCAATCGCCCTGGAATCCGACCAAGGTTTAAACAGGCCGACAAAATGAATCATCACCGGAGACACACACCGATAATTTCTATCGGTAAACATCAGATTATATGCTGCCGGAATGTTTCTGATTTTATCTGAATATCTATAATTGATGTAATCCTGTTCCGGACAATATATGTCATCAGGATATTTTTTTAAAAAATCAAAATAATCATAAATAGACAAATCTTGAATTGCATTCGCACCATATGCGACAAGGCCGGTGTTGATGTATGAATCCGACGTGATTATTTCTTTCAGATTCAATTTTGTCATCCATCTGTTCCGGTTTTCTCGTTCAGACACACCGGAAATTTCCGCCGGTGTGCATTCCTGAAGTAATCTGTTCAGACTGCCGCAAAAAATTGTGTCTAGATCAAAATTGAGAATCACATCGAATTCATTTTTCAACTCAGACAACATCATTATTCTTGCGGCATATGCTGACATTGCCCGCCTGTCCGGAACAAATAGACTGAATAACCGGTTATTTTTTCCAACTTCGGAAAATATAGCAAGCTGATGATTAGGAACGTCAATTGCCCTGAATTCAACATCTTTGCCGACAGCTGCAGACAGCAAATCAACATTCATTCCGGATTCATACCCGATAATCAACTGAATGTTCGGATTGAATCTTCTGAATGAATTGATTGCCACGATTGCCGGTTCGATATAATTCGCATCGACATAACAGCATGCGCATTTATAGATCATCGGTGAACACCTCTGCATTATAGTTTATAAGTTTAACTGTGCATTTTTTGTCACTCGGCTGAATTTCTGTTACCCAACATTTCACAAGTTCGCCGATTGCAAAAAACGGATATTCAATTGAAACACCGAAATCGGCATTCCATGTCAACGCGGAATCAATTGTCAATTGATGTGAATTGACACGCGTGAACACATATGATGCCGGTTTTCCGTCAGTCTGGCGAATGTAGACAGTGCCTGTCGCATATGCTTCAGGAATTTCCATGTCAACAGTGATCGTTGTTCCGTCTGATGACAGAACGCGGCCGGTGATATTTGAAAATTCCTCGTCCAAGAACAGACCGACAAGATCGTTAAACTGACAATTCAGTGCATCAAGTTCAGTTTCAATCGTATATGTGACACGTGTGTTCTTCAGATAGCGCAACCGGCGCATTCCTGTTGCCTGCGCCTGTGCAGCACTTGTCACACCCCACGCACGGATCTTTTCCTGTTTGTCGCTGTTCGGATAACTTGAAATGACCTTGTCGCCGTTTTCATCCAACGAACAGAAAATTGTTTCAGTCTTGTATGTCTCCGGTGACGTGTATTCAAGAACGATTTCTTGTGTTTCGTCATCCCTTGGCAGTGAAAATGTAATTGTCGGTGACTTCGTCATATTCTGCGGACTGAATATTTGCGTTAATGGTTCACTGTCTGCCTGTTCGTGAAGACGAACAAAAGACAACTTGTTGTTAATGACAACCGGAGAGGAGAAACCAACATTCAGCGCATCACGCAACACATCAAGTAATGTTGATGACTGATCAATCGTTCCGTCAAGTGTTAAATTTTTACTGTTCCAGAACGCATTGAATTCATTCAACGATAATTGATCGACAATTCCGGCATACTTTGAATTATTACAAATGTATTTCACAACCGGTGCAATCTGACGTGTTGGTTCAATGACTGAACCGTTGCCGATATTCGGCAACTTTCTCGTCCAATATGTCGAAATCTGATTCGATGATATTTCAGAAAGTGTTTCAGTTCCCTTGAACCGGCAAATCAGCACTGTCACATCGTCATACTGATTTTTTGTTGCTATAACAGATTTTAACCCGACCCATTTGCACTCACACAATGCGCGTGTGCTGTCCTGATCTTCAGACAGATTCCGCATTCTGAATTCGTAATTTCCGGCAGTCGGAACAACAAGTTCATATGTGTATGCAAGTTCATCATTTGTGTTATTGGTGAACGTCTTTGTCTCTGTTGTCCATGCGTCATTCGAACCGGCCAATCGATAACCGATTTCAATTTCAACAGTTAGATCACGGAAACTGCCGTCATCCTGTAAATATCCTAAACCTTGCGGAAAGCGGATGTCATATTCAAAAATATTCGAAGTTGCGCCGACCGGACATGCCCGATAAGGTCCCGCGTATGCACCGGACAATGATGACGAACTTGAATCAAGTGTGAATGACAACGATTCGTTGTCAACCCCTTGTCCCCAAAATTCAACCCAATTTTCAATCACTGAATATGATGAATTCACGCGGACAACTTCATAAACACCTGTTGTTGTGTCGTGTGTCTCGATTCTATACATGCCATTGTCACTGAACGGATAATCTGCCGGAATCGGCTGCAACACCAAGATTTCACAATCATATGTCGTTTGAATATTGAATGCCCCGCCAGGTGCAGACGGTGCCGGTGGATAATTAACAGGATCGATTTCGGCTGTCTGAACCTGAATCAATGCTGTTTCGCCGTCCGCTGTCTGCGTATATGTAACATTCATCAATTCACATAGACTGACAATTTGATTCGTGTTTGATTCAGTGTATGTTTGAGGTCCCGACGTTCCGCCCTGTCGTGAATAGGAAATTGTTGTTGTCTTTTTGATAAGAATTCTAATCTGATCGCCGGATTCAACAACAAGTTGCTGATCTTCATCCAAATATTCATTGTGTTGTCTGAACCAATCCTTGTGATACGTTTCATTGTTATCAATAAAATTTGATGATAATTCAATTTCAACGTTTGTGAGCGTTGGATCTGTCTGGTCAATTTCAACTGTGTCTGAATCTGCTGAACCGATCAATCGTGTGCCGTTACTGCCGGAAATAGTGAAATACGCGCCGTTTTCCCAACCAAGATCCAACTTATGTTCAGTGTAAATTGTTTGTGTCTGAACACCGGCACATCCGGCAGCAACAACATTTGTGATTGTGTAGTATTTGCCGAAAAATGTTTTGTCCAGAAAATTCACTTTCGGATTTATTTGCGAACTCTGATCAATCTCTGTTCTAACACCTTTCAATGTATGACCGGATTGTGTCACCTGTGTTGATGAATAATAACAGTACCATGATTTATTTTCGATTGCATTTTCAGGTGTGATTGTTTCGCCAGGTTCATAAACACGAATTTGACATCCATCTAATTCAGAAATAGGTGTTTCACCTAAATAAACATCCGAATGATCATCTGCTCGCTGATAACTGCCGACACCTTGACACAAGATTAAATCGACAAACATTGTGTTGTTGCGGTAGAACACATGACGATCTGCAAGATAGTCCGGAAAGCGTTTGAAATATCCGAAGTTTTCCGGAATAACATTGTTCAAATTGACTTGATTGCCTTGGGCATTCACGTCATAAATTGAAGATCCCTGTTTCTGTTCCTGTTGTGCTTTACTGCTTAATTTGTTCATTGCAAAAACAGCATAAATTGCACTTGCAACAGCCATCACAATTGAAATAATTGCCATAACTGTTGAAACTTCGATTCCGCCCGCTTCGATAACGATTTTCAATTTTCTGGAATTCTTCAGACTGACAATTGACCAATCTGAATATTGAAATGAAACACCATCAACGAAAGCTGATAGATTAGGAATATAACTTTCGGTATATTTTGGACATTCCTGTTTGATAAAATCCAAGAGACTGCAATCATGATTGCTGACTGATTTTCTTTCGATGATTCGTGACAAATCATCACGTCCGACAACTTCAATTTCTAACATAGTGATAAAACCTTATTGTGTGCAGTCCTGTCCGTTCCAGTCTTTCATATCTGCAATTTTTAGCTTGTGATGTGTGCAGAATCCGGCCATTTATATATATTCCTACATGATACAGTCTGGCATTTGAAAAAAATGCAATTATGTCGCCGTTTTCCGGTTCTTTTGTTTCAACAAATCGACCTGAATCACGTTCTTTCATGAATCCTTTGCCCATGCACTTTGAATCTAAATCCGTGTATTCATTCAATTGAATTCCCAATTGTTCACGATAGAAATCAACAATCAGTCCCCAACAATCCAGATTCGGAAATGTGCGTCCGTTCGGTGTGTGTTTGTTCAGTAGATAATCGTTAATTGACCGCATGTTTATCACTCATTATTTAATATATTTTAAGCCTGGCGCATTGTATGCCGTATATTTCAATCTTGGAAATTCGCAGTTCAGCATGTCGCAGAAAGACGCAGTGAAATTTGCTGTCTGTCGGTCAAGCTGTCCGCCGGTGACAGTCAGTGTGATTTCTTCTGCAACTTGTTTTGTCTCCGGATGCCATTCAGTCATCGTGATCAATGTCGGCTGACTGCTCTGCAATGCCTGTTTAATATACTGATAACATTCGCCGTTGACACCGCATATTGAAAACGATAAATCAGAAAATCCGCTGTCTGAACGTTCCGGTTGCTGAATCGTGAAAGCACTCGCATGATATGTTTCGCCGTCTAGTTTCATATCTTCATATGCCAAGACAAACCGAAGTGTTCCAATATCCGCATTTTCAATTTTTAATGTCACAATCGGCAGCTGTCCACCTGATGCATAAATTTCATTTAGAGAATAAATCATAATTGTTCCACGTGAAACATAAATAAAAAAAGAGGTGAAAAAACTTCACCTCTTTAGACCATGACAAAAAGCAAAAAACCTACTAAAGTTAATTACTACCTAAGACCTAGATATTATATAACCTTTCAGCCCTGATCCTCAACTTCGACAAACAGCCCAATCACTCCGTCGTTTAAACAAACGTAATTTTTGCCGTTCAAACTGTAAACATTTTCCGCATTCAGTTTGCCGGGTGTATATCCTATTTTGATCGGTGATGCAACTGCAGGGTATGTCATCGGAACATAGAACTTCTTAATATACAATTCGTTGTTTGCAATTCGTGGAAACATAAAAGCGGTCACTGTCGGTGTGCATCCGTCATTACTATTTGAGGAATTCAAGCCATTTACCGGTGACGGACATCTGTTATATATCTCAATGTTGTTAGCTAGACCAATGCGATGACAGACTATTGATGTGGTTATATTCGATATCTGGTTGGTACTTTCCCACGTCCCGAAATTTCTACCACGCACGAAGTATGGTGAATAATTCATCGCATAACCTAGTTGATAATTGCTCTGGAATAATTGATTATTCGCTGTGAATGAATATGTCGCATCACTGAGGATAAAATCATCATCTAAGCTGAAATGAATTCCCGTGTACTGATTTAACGCATCGTATCCATAATATACAGTATATGGATCTTTTGTAATTACTAGATGTGTTGTATTCTCGAATGTGATTACTAATGCATCAGATTTTTTCCAATATTTGATCGATAATGATAATGTGTCGGAACTTGATAAGAATGAAATTGGATTAATAACGCCATTAAAATTTCTCCTATAATCCCGAGAATTTTCATCAATTAAATATCGTAATTGACCGCAAGGTAAACGCCCATAACTATTTGATCTCATCGGAAATTCTAGATCCCTTGTCGGTGTGTCGGTCAAACCGATATACATTTCATTATTGTCAACGCTGAACCCTAGGCATTTCTTATTCATTCCCCTGCCCAAGAAATAAACATCGGTGCATAGGCTGTTATTGTAGACTTCTGCCGTTGCCCCCGAACTTGAACACCACAACGGATCGCCCGCCCATTTTGCCGATCCGATCTCGCATTTTTCTTGAATTGAAATGCCAAGGTTATGACTTAGAATAAATGTTACCAAATCACCAAGGATTTTATTTTCTGCCTGAACTCTTGCTGAAACTGTGCCATCGGTATAGTCCGAAACGCTCGCTGTGAACGTTACTGTTTTTTTAAATGACATATTTTGCCCCTTTCTATTCTTCGATAATCGTGTATGTGCCGGAACTATCACCGAGATCGTCCACGTCTGAAATTATTCGTGCCGAATCGACAATTGTCACTTCTCCGGTTTCGTCATCGGTCGGACCCGTTGGAACATCAGGATTCCATGAACCATCATCGACAACAGTATTTGAGACATCAAGCGTCATTGACAGCTTGTAAATTGAACCGACACGCGCATTTGTCGAAACCAACTGCGCGTTGACTTCGCCGTTTTGAATCCGCACATATTTATATTGAATACTCTGATCGCCATCGGTGGCCAATAAAGGCATAACGAACCAATCTTGGCCGGATCTGATGTCTGACTTGTACCATATCAAGAATGTTCGATAATCGTCTTCAGTCATTGTGATTGACACGTTCAGTGAATCCGGCGCACCCTGATTCACAATTCTTTGTCTGACATATCCGTCAGACATCGTTGTGCGAATAATGTTTGGCTTGTGTCTGTTCGAATAACCTGATTGAAGGACACGCGGCAACGATGTCGGATAATATTTGAAATCTGAATTCATTATTCCCCCAATTAATCAATTATTGGCCGTATCTGTGAAGCTGATATGTGCTTTCGAGTGCCTGGGCAACCTGTCCGCCACGTCTGATGTTTGAAACGAATATATCAATCACCTGTTCGCCGTCTGTTCCTTGTCTCTGCTCGACCTGTCCGGCGCGGCTTGTGTCTTCGTACAAATTCACCTGAACGTTTGTTCCGGTCATTGCAGAACGTGCCATTTCTGCTGTTTCTCTACGACTTGTAACATTCGCCGGACCCGTCACAAGTTCGGGGCCGAATTCACCGACAATTCCCACCTGACCGGCCGGAATCCGACCGCCCTTGTCGTGCATTTCCACGTTGCGCAACTTGGTCAAAATGTTTGTTGTCAATGCTATTGCTTGCGCATAATTAGCAATTGCCTCATACCAACTTGACGAAGTGCCGATCGCTTTCATCCATGCCGCGAATGCTTGTGCCGTTGCGCTTGCAACTGCGAATGCTTTTTCAACCGCAAATAATGCTTTGTATGACGAACTGGCATTGTTCATTCCATCCGTCAGATTACTGAATGCATCAGAAAGAGAATCGAAACCATCCGCCAGATTCTGCATGTCTTCACGTTCTTTTTTGAATTCTTCGTCTTTTCCTGAATTCTTCAGTTCTTCCAACTTATCATAATAATCATCGTATAACTTTTGACGTGCCGACAGATATTGTTCATCAGTCAAAAGACGCTGATTGTAATAATTTTCAAGTTCTGACAATCTGTTTTCATATGTTTCCTGAAGTTTCAAATCTTCGGAATCAATTGATTCAACATAAAATGAATAGGCCTGTTTTCTCAAATCTTCGACTTTCTTTTGATACTGTTCTTCAATAATAGTCTTGGCATTCGCAATTTCTTCGGCTTTTGCTGTCTGACTTTGCCCCGCTTCGGTGACAAGTTCTGTCATTTTGTCCTTGAATTCAAGTTCTAATCGTTCACGTTCTGACAGATTCGCACGCTGAATGTCGATGATTTTTTTGTAGTATGCGCCCCACGTGTCATTTGCAGCTTTTGTTGCTGTTCTGGAACTGCCACCACCACCGGCAGAACCTGAACCGAATGCAGACAGCTTGACAGATTCCGCACGTTCTTTTTCTCTTTCCGCGTCTTTTTTGCGTAAATTGTCTTTTTCTTCCAAATAATCTGAATATTCTTCTAATTTTCGGTCAAATATGTGATCTTCTTTGCCGCCAAAAATCAGATCTCCAATTCGTCCGGCAATTGAGGTTGTTTCATTCTCGTATTTTTTCGCAATTGCTTTCTGTCTTTCGTTTGTTTCCCAAACGGCCTGTTCATACTCTGCAGATCCTTTTTTTAAATTAGCAACACGTTGTTTGAACAGCTGCATTTCACGATCTCGCTCTGCTTTGAACAAACGTTCAGGTTCTTTTCCATGTACAAGATCATGAATCTGTTCACCTAATGTTTCGGCAAAAGCATTGAGATATCCCAATATGCCAGGTTCAGTTTTTCCGCCGGAACCGTTTACTTTTTGTGATGCTTTGAAAAAATTATTCAAATCATTCGTCAATTCGACAAAATTCTTTGAAAGTCTGTCGATATAGTCTGACCACCTGTTGAAAAACTGACGAATCGGTTCTTGATTGGAATTGATCCAAGCTGTGATTGAATCGAGTGCAGTTCCCATTGCACGGATTGTGTGTGCAATAGCATCACCAAGTCCGGATTCAGCTATTGCACGAACGAAATCACCCCAGGCATTCTCAATGTGATTGATTGCACCGGTCATTCCGTTCTGCAGATATTCAAGCGCACCGGCATTTTCTTCGCCCAATTTTTTAAAATAAGCTGTCAATGCTTCGGTGCTTTTTTCAATCTGTGTTGTGGTGCCTTTATAGGAAAGCGTGATTTTATCACCGGTATCTTTTGCAACAATCCCAAGCTGTGACAATGATTTATATTTGCCCTGAACGGCATTTGTGAATGCAGTTGTCACGGATTCAAGATTTTTTCCGGAACTGATCGCAATCTGCGCAAATGTCTTCATTTGTGCCGATGTCGGTTCAATTCCGTTCCGGCGCAAATCCAATGCTGATTTCTGCAATGCATCAAATGGTTGCAGTGTGTCACGCGCTGCCTGTTGCAACATTTCAAAAGTTTCACGCGCTTTTGTCACTGAACCGGTGGAATCAATGAATGATGCGACGGCACTTTCAGTTGCTTTCAACTCACTGACGACAGCTGAACCGATAGCACCGGCTGAAATTGCACCGATCAATCCTGTCCAGACGTTCGATAATGCTTTGAATGAGTTTGCAGTTTCTTTCGTTTCTTTGGCAGTTGTCTTTTTCATTTTCTGCAAGTTTTCGTTGTATTTCTTGGTGTTCAGGTCAACCAAGTTCAGAATATTATTAACAACTGTCATCTTCGAATTTCTCCACCAATTAATTTGAACACGTCTTCAGGATTTACTTCAATTTCTTCTTCATTTTCTTCTGTGTCCGGTGTTTTTTCAATATCATTTTCATATTTGAAAACGTCTGCCCACATATACAATTCACGCACCGGCAGTTCCATGACATACGTTATCGGCACGTGAATTTCCCGCGCTATCCTAGCACAAAACAGGACTGTGGAATTTATCTTTTTTTTTCTTCAGTGTCAGAATTATTCAGTTTTGCCAACGCAACATTGATTCTGCGAATCAGTCTCTGTGGCAACTTTTCCATCACGGCCATTGCCTGTTCTTCATCCTGAATTTCCCTGTTGCCGTTTTCATCGACAAGACAGTTCATGATCATGAATGCGGTCAATCTCTTTTCTGAAGTTCTGAATTCCTCATCTTTCAGCTTGTCGATGAAATCCGCATGTTGTCCGGCAGTAAGTTCCCGAAGTATCAGTTCGGCACCGTCGTCGATCTCCGGTGCTTTGATTTTTTCAGTACGAAATGAAATTGAATTCAATTTGTCTAGTAATGCCATTTTATTTTCCTCATTGGTAAAAAAAGAACGGACATGTTGTGTCCGTTCGTTCTGGATAACGTCAATCATTACACTGTCGGCAGTGTCCACACGGCCTTTCCTGACTGTTTGCCGATAATATCCCACTTCAACGTTTCAGAAAGTGAAATTTCTTGCATCTGTGCAGATTTCAGCGCAACAGTGATGTCACATGTCGTGCCGTCCTGAAATTCAACCTGAATGTCTACGATTGAACCGGAATTGGCAGCCGCAATCAATGCGGCCTGTGTTGCGTCGCCGGTATAGTGATGAATTGTGATCGTGATTTCATTGCCGTCATATGCGCCTGGCAGATAACGTTTTGCATCCTCGGCAATACAAGTCTGATCGACATCTTCCACTGTTCCGCCTGGTGTGCCCATTACTGTTACACCTGGAATTGTCACGAATGACGCTTCAGGTGTCTGACCATTAAGACGATATGCGACAAGCGTGTTTTTGCCTGTAATCGCATTCTTTTTTGCTGTTGGTGTTAATGACATAAATGCCCCCTGTTAGACTAACAAATACCGAACAAATTAATTCTAATGCAATTTGTTCAATAAATCTTTTTTGATAATTTCTTGAATACTATCAGTTATTGTTTTCTTGATTCTTTCTTTCTGAATGTTCCACTGCTGCGCAAATATGTGTTTGCCCTGAATGTCAACGGTTCCCAAGTCATTCCATATGCCGATATATGTTGCCGGCGGTGGACTGAACACACGTCCTTTTCTGTTATCTCCGGCCTTTTTCCTCTTTCTTTTTCCTCTCCAACCATACGTTGCATAAATCACCCCTGGCCGTGATTTACTTTTTGCAACTTTCATTGTGACGGACTTGACTGCATCGCCGGTGTGTTTTTTCCACGTGACACGTGTTGCCTGTTTCAATGCCTGATTCGATTCACGAATCGTTTTGCGCAAAATTATCTTGGCAGTCTGAACAGACAATTTTTTGTCGACGTTTTCACAATATTTCACAAATTGTTCAATCGTCTTCCCGAATTCGTCTGTTGAACCGCCAATTTCTAATCTATCCACCGGCATATTAAATCCTTTTATTCCTGATCCTGATTACTCACATTACAGTTAATAAACACCTGTGCATACTTGTTTGCGTCGTCTGAACCTAGCAAATCAATGTGTTCGACAACATACCAACGAACGTATTTATCACCCTCGTTACCGTTAATTTCCGACAGTTCATTGATCATTGTGAATAATGTGTCATCACCCTTGGCAATTAAAAGGACACTGAATGTTGCTGTTATCTGTTCATGAATTTCAAAGTCATTAACATATGTGAATGAAATATCCTTAATGACCGCACCCGATTCAGCTTCAATCGTGTCCGCGAAATCGAAGCTGACTGTCGAATTCGGCAGAAAATCAGTGATTGCATTCAGTATTTCAGTTTTTATTTCTCTAATGTTCATGATGATGTCTCTTGAACTATACTGTTATCAAGTTCAATGCCGATTGTCATTGAACCGGTCGATTCTTCAGTGTTAATTGTCAGAATTCGATAATAATTTCCGTTCGGCAATTCAACGCGCCATTTATTTGTAATGCCCCGAATATAACGCATAACAACAGTATATGTTTCACTCTGCAATTCAACATCAGTCTTCATAAGTTCACGCAATGTCAGTTGTCTGACATTTGCCCAGACTGTATATTTTAAGTTGTATGTTGGTGTGTGTGTTCCAACAACAATATTTTGTGTTGGTTCATACAACTTCACGCGTTTGTCTAGTTTTCCGGCAGCTAAAATCATTTTTAAATTCTCTTAATATGCAATAAAGTCATCCAACATGTGTTCAAAATATGTTGTGTATGTCTTATCCTGTTTGTTTTCTCTGCATTTATAGAAATCTCCGGCAGTCATCAATATATATTGTGTTATCAGTGCCGGTATCTTGTCAGGATCTGTTGTCACTGGATTGTCTGCAATATCATCGGAATAAATCGGTCGATGAATACGCATTTCAACATCTGCTTGTGCAGCAAGAATGTATTGTTCAATCAAATCGTCTTCAATATCGTCTGGAATCCTAAGTTGTTTTTTCACGAATTCCACACTAACGAATAGTAATGCCATATGTTTTTCCCTTATGAAAAAAGCGGAATTATTCATTCCGCTTTAACTTCCTTTTAGTAGTGAGGTATAAACATGAAACTGTTTATTTATGATGTTGAAAAATCACCATAACATAAGGCTTTAGGCTGTACCACTGCGAAATCAAGTCGACGTTCAGCACGTAATGTCACTAAATTCTTTGTGAAATCGTCCTGTTCGCGATCCATTTCAAGCGCAACACCGGATCTTTCGATTACCTTGCCGCCCTGATAGAAATTGCCCATATGGAATTTGCCTGACTGAACATTTGCATTCAGGATGACAGGAACACCCCAAATTCGCTGCATTGGAATGTCAACAATGCCAGGAATCAAATAATCCTTGTTCACATTTTTCTGACATAAAACCTTACACCAATCTTCAGGATTAAGGATCAACGAAATGTTGCGAATGCCGGCCTTTTCCATCTGTGATTTGACTTTGAGAATCAAATCAATTTCAGTGTCACCTGATGCAATGCCCGCGCCTGTGATGTAATCGGTATAATTGCCGGACTTATTCAGGCCGCCGAACTCTTCTGAAGATCCTGAACCTCTGACAATCTGATAATCAACAACTTCGTCCAACTCATATTTCATGTCATCATTGATGAATGAAACAATGTTTGCGTTGTCTGCCAGCATCTGTTCAGTCAGCTTAGTCCAATGTGCGACAGTCTTGATTGTGCCGACATGAATTGTTCCGCCATAATTTGATTCTGGCTTTGCAGAACCTTCGGCCACGCTTGCGGGTCCGGTTGCAGTTTCAGTTGTCTTGAATCCGTAACGATAGAATTCATATGAATTTGATTCGACCATAATGTGACCGAACAGAGATTCCATGTTCAAAACCTGTCTTGGATCAGTTACAATTCCGATCTGTGCCGGTGCGGCTAATGATGATCTTGAATAGCTGTTGGATGCCTGTGTGGTGGCCGGTGCAGCTGCAAGTTCAAGTCGAACACTAGCCTTTCTATCAGACTTGAATGACTTCTGGAAAGACTTGAACTGTTCGGATTTTACGAAACGTTCACCGAATGACAGCGCATTATCATCGCTTTCACTTGGAACACCGACATTTGATTGCTGAAGTGCGGCAATTTCTTTTCTGAAATTTTCGATTGATTTCTGCAATTCAACGATCTTGGTTTCCTGACCTTCGCATTTTTCCATGCGGGGCATTAAAGAATTGACATTGTCAATTGCAGCATTGATTGCTTTTTCAAGCTGATTTTCGTTTTCGTTCATAGCTTTTTCCTATTTATGAAATAAACTGTTAAAACTGTTCAATCTCTGAATCATGCCATCGTCACGATGTTTGTCATCATTCTTGATTGTCTTTTTGACTGTGCTGATTAAAACACATGCTTCATTCTTGGAAAATCCCGCGTCCCGCAATTGCTTTTCCAAATCTCTAACTGTTGTGATCTTATCACCATCTAATGACTTGACGTTGATAATTCGTGCCTCATCGTCTGCCGGAAATGTGCAGATCGAAATTTCACGCATCTTTTGGACGTTCTTGATATGCAGAATATCATTTTCGTCAAATTCCATATCATCGTTGTCATAATTCATTTCAATACTGACTGACAGACCATCAATCGCACCGGTTTTCATTGATTCATATATATCACGCGCTTTCTGAATTTTCAGATTTAATTCGCCCTCGACATACAAACCAACATCATCGATGTGCCAATGTGTCAGAATACCAACCGGAACGTCTGACCATGTCATGTGATTGAAAAATAATTTCGGCATCGGCCCCGTGATAATCTTATCATAGGCATGTCGATCAATGGTGTGTCTGTAAGAATCCACACCACCAAATTTTGAAGCATAACCGGCAAAGAATCCTTCCGGTTTACTTGGATCAATTAAAAAATCGGTTTTCTGAAAAATTATTTGCATTTTCTTTCATTCCTTTACTGTTTCACCGGCTGTTCGCTGATCGGTGTCTGTTTCACCTGATTCGCATTTACTTCGCCCAACTTATCAAGCGGATAAAGATTGTTTTGCGCTGTCAATTCGTCGGCACCGTCGATTCTGCCGAAACCATCTTCGCGACGAAGTTCGTTTCTAGTCCGCAAACCATTCTGAACATACGAAGTTTGCATTGAAACACGTGTCTGATCTGACATTCTTTTCAGAACACTTGTTCTGAACTTAACTTTCATTGAATCGTCTTTAATGATCTTCTGGTTGATGACCTGTTCTAATTCAATGCACATCGGCAGCACTGTTGTTTCATAGAAATAATTTGACAATTCAACAAGGTCATTCGATTCACCGGTCAAAAGACCATACGGAATCCCGAACCACCTTGAAAATTCTTTCACAATGAATTCGCGTGTTGCAAGTAGTTGTGTTTCGACCGGAGACATTGTCAATGACTGAAATTTAAAACCTGACGGCAAAAGAGGAATACCAAGATCGGCATTTTTCATCTGCATGAAAGTTTCCAAAAAATCTTTTGACTGCTTCGGCGAAATAATCGGTGTTTCTGCCGAAAGTATGCCGTTCAGTTTGCCCTTGTTCCTAAACATTTCAATGCTTGCATCCTGTGCGCTGACAGCTTCGGTCAGTGTAGTTCCGGCAAAATCAACTGTTGAAAGACCAACAAGGCCGTTTCCGATGCCTTTCCAGTGCATAATCCTGTCGGCAGAATAGGTTTCAATGATGTCGTTTTCTGAATAGAACTTATAAAAAACCTTGCCGTTTTCAAGATATGTTTTAACCTGTTCGGCATTTAATGGAATCAGTGCAGCTATATAGTCCGCGCCCCTTGCCTTGTCTATGCGTACATAAGCATTTCCATGAATCAGATAATCAAGTGTTATTTTTTTCAGAAAATCTGAAGGTGTCATGTATGCGTTGGGCTGTCTGTTTAACAAGTCGTATAATTGACCGGACTTGATAATTTCCGTGTTGTCGTCATCGTCAACAATCTTCAGAATATCAATCGGCAGTCCTGACATACTGCGAACAATCTTGTTCACGCATTCCCAGATCGCCGGAATCTGTAAAATATTATTAACAGTTGCCGGTTTCGTGTGTGGAACAATCGGCGCAACCGGTTTTGTTCTCTGCTCGCCGTTGTAATTTCCCAAAAGACCTTTGATCCATGACCACATATAAAAACACCTTAAAATAATTTAAAATTCGACCAATCAATCGGTGCGCTGTCTTCATCCAAATACTGATTTTCAACATCAAATTGAATCACTTGATTCATCGCCATGATTAAGGCAACCATGCCGTCAATTTTTTCTTCAACTTTGTCCTTCCGCGGAAATATGTTTTCTTTGGCATCCATGTGCGCAACAACATTTCCGGCACACCAAGTCATGACAGGATTGTCAAATATATGCATACGTCCCGCATAAATCAACGCTTGCACCATCTTCATCGGTTCAGAATAGTTCTTTAAGTTCTGATACAGTTCGACCATCGGTGCGCCTTCAGACAACAGGCCTTGCGACATTTGTGTTGCTTGCATCGGGTCATATGCAATTGACAGTGTATTGTATTTTTTATAATCATCATTGATGAATTTTTCAATCGCTGAAATGTCGGTGATCGGACCCTCTGTTGAATGTAAATATCCGTCGTTATACCACGCAAGATAATTCGCATTTTCTGAATTCTTTATTGTGTCCGACGGCAAATAAAAGTCTGCCCAAACATAATAATGAACTAATCCGTCATCATGTTTTTTCCACCATAATTTCACAACGACAGAAAGGTCAAGTTTGCTTGCAAGGTCGATTCCGTAAATGCAGTTTTTCGTTTCAAAATCTTCAGGCTTGAATGACGTATCAATGCATTTTTTATATTTTGTCATGTCTAGCCACGCGGAATCAGAATTCACCCATACATCTAAATGTTTGGTCAAATAATTCTTTCTGGCGGACGTGTTGACCATCGCTGATGTCAATAATCCTTTCAAGACTTCAGGATTCACGGAAATTCCGAAGTTCGGATTCGCTTTTCTTTGCGCTTCGACAGTGTCCCACGAATCCCATTCGTCAATCGAAAAAATGATTCCGAAAAACGATTCAAGCTGTACACTTCCAGAAATAACTTTCATTAACGTCTTTCGACGTTCCATGCAGATCCCATATAAATAAAAACCGGCTGTTGTTATGCAAAAAACAAGCGGCTGTTTTCTCTTTCCAATTGATGTGATGACCACATCATAAACCTTTCGCGTTTTATGTGCATGTAATTCGTCGATAATGCCACAATGAGTGTTCAAGCCATCCAACGTTCCGGCATCTGCAGATTTGGCGCACATTTTTGAATTTGTGCCGATCACTGTCATTGAGTGATTGAAACAGGAAAGACCGAAATAATCCCGAAGTTCCTTGTTTCCTCTCGCCATCGCCAGGGCATCCCCGAAGACGATGCCCGCCTGTTCACGTGTTGTTGCAAACGAATATACTTCAGCACCTTTTTCATTATCACAACACAACATATATAAGGCAATGCCGGAACACAATGTTGATTTGCCGTTTCCTCTCGGCACTTCAATATAGGTTTCATTGAATCTTCGGCTTTCGTCTTTCTGTTTCCATCCGAAGATCGTTGTCACAATGAAACATTGCCAATCTTCCAAATGAATATTATTTCCGGCTAAGGACCCTTTGACGTGACACAAATTTTCAATAAATTTGCACGGCCTGTTTGCAGCTTTGCGATCAAAATGATAAGGAAATTTTCTTGTGTTCTGTTTGTTCAGGTCATCAAGCTGTCTTTGACATGCAAGTTTTGTGAAGTTACATGTCGGTATTTTTTCCGATAACACATTCTTGATGTATCTATTTGCCTTGTCAACATAGTCCATAATAATGTTTCACGTGAAACAATCTGCTACAAATCAGCAAATTTGTTTTCAGTTCCCTTGTCTGTCTGTCTATACGATGCAACTTTCGACCGGCTCGCCGGTGTGAATCCCAATTCGTTTTCTAACCGGCACAAAATCGCCGCTGTCTTTGTTACATGATGCAATATATCACTGACCTTTCCGTTTTCGTCAATGACACCTGTCTCATTAAGTTTGTTGTTTAGCTTAATAAAACTATCAAAACACACCACCCATTGCGTGAATATCGCCAGATCCAACGACGACAACATGCCTTCCGGTGCTTGATCGACAGCAAATGTCCATATTTCCTTTGCGGATTCACACAAATAGTCCGGTGCGACCAACGTTTTCAGGTCGGTTTGCGGAATTGGTTCGTTTTTATTCGTTCGACACGGTTGCAAAGTCCCCTGAAGACGTTTCACCGCAGTCGGTTTTCTTGGTCGTGCCATAATTCATAATTTTCATATTTTTTCAATTTTGTGAGATAACGAACAGATCGCCCCAAAAAGTACATTTTGCACGCATGCGCAAATGACCTCGGTTGTTCATGTGCTGTTTTATGGGTAGGTAT